GCGTAATGGCGAGATGGTGTTTTCTTACAAACCGAGAGAAGGTGCCGAGGAGGAAATCTACCGCCGCATCTCGGATATCACCATCTCCATGAAATGCACCGACCACTTGAAGATGCCCGAGCTGATCAGCTCCCAATATGAGGTGATGCTTTCAGAGGATGAGCGAAAGCAGTACGAGAGGCTTAAGTCAGAACTGGTGCTTGATGTGTCTGCAGGAGAAATTACTGTGGCTAATGCCGCAGCTCTTACCAACAAGCTAAGCCAGCTTGCCAATGGTGCCATCTACGACGATGACAAAAATACCGTGGAGTTTCATTCCAGAAAGCTTGATGCACTGGAAGACATTATCGAATCGGCCAACGGCAATCCACTACTCGTGGCTTACTGGTTTAAGCATGACTTTGAACGAATCTCAAAGCGCTTTGAGGTGCGTGAGATAAAGACCTCAAAAGACATCGCTGACTGGAATGCCGGAAAGATCTCAGTGGCACTCATCCACCCCGCCTCTGCTGGTCATGGGCTTAACCTGCAATCCGGTGGTTCGACTTTGGTGTGGTTCGGTCTTACCTGGTCCTTGGAGCTCTACCAGCAGACCAATGCCCGACTGTGGCGGCAGGGACAGACCTCCGGCACTGTGGTGATCCAACACATCATAGCCAAAGGAACCATTGATGAGAGGGTGCTGAAAGCATTATCGAAAAAAGAATTAACTCAGAACGCACTGATTGATGCGGTTAAAGCAGATTTAGGAGAAAACAAATGAACGCTAAAGAATTTTTGATGAGAGGAATAAACCTCGAACGCAGAGTTGATACACTCAAAGAGCAGATTGAACATTACAAGGCATTGGTGAACGACTGCTCCGTAACTTACTCTGATTCCCCGAAGAGTACAGCTTCGAACTACAAGCTTGAGGAATGTACCCAAAAGATTATGGATTTACAGGAAGAACTCTGTGAAGCGATGGCAGATCTGGTTGATGTTACCTGCGAAATATCCCGAGCAATCCAGAAGATTGAGAACTACGATTATCAGGACCTGCTAGTTAAACGATATGTCCTTGGTGAACCTTGGGAAAAGATAGCCACCGATTTAGGTTACGAGCTACGCTACATTCACAAGCTGCATGGCAGAGCTCTACAGGAAATAAAAATATTTTCGTGTGGGCACTAAAAGACATAGAAAGACACTAAGAACTTAGGTTATTATTACAATCGGAAGTAATGAAATAAAACTATCAAGGCTCTGAGGAATCCCCTCGGAGCTTTTTCATTTGAGGCTCTGCCACCATTTCGGTTGCAGGGCTTTTTTATTGGAAAAACAAAATGCCAAGAAGACCGAAACGACCATGTTCCTTCCCGGGATGCCCGAAGCTTACTGACGGAAGGTTCTGTGAGGAGCATGCCAAAGCCGAAGCTAGACGCTACGAGAAGTATCAGCGAGATCCGCAAGCCCGGAAACGCTACGGTAAAGCCTGGACAGCAATTCGAAAAGCCTACGCTGCCGAGCATCCTTTCTGTGAGGTTTGCCTTTCTCAGGGAAGATATACACCGACTGAGGCAGTTCACCACATAAAACCCCTCTCTCAGGGTGGAACTCACGACATCAGCAACCTCAAGGCTGTATGTAAAGCCTGTCATGCCCGAATTCATGGCGAAATGGGCGACAGATGGAGCAGAAAAGTAAAGGATTACGCCCACAAATAGCGATGTTAATCCCGCTTTTAGGCCCCAGGGGCGGTTAAAATCGCTGAAATTTTAATCAAAAAGCTTCGGCCCCTTGCCTCCACGCAGAAAACCGCGGTTTCAAACGGGGTAATACCCCCGGCCTGGCTGTGCTCAAGCCTTGCACTACAGGCTTTGCGCTTACTTTCTGCTCAGTAATTTTTTCAAACAATAAGGATTTTTAATGGCCAAAGACGGAACCAACCGCGGCGGTGCCCGAGTGGGTGCCGGACGTAAACCAAAAGCGCTCCAGGAGAAGCTCCTCGAGGGCAATCTCGGACACCGGGACATAACCAGAATTGACATACCTGACATCACACCGAATTTCTGTGAAGAGCCCGAGGGCGTTGATATCCCCCGTCCGGATGAATACCTCTCAGCACTACAGCGTGACGGAAAACCCCTCGGTGCTGCCGAAACCTACACCAAGACCTACCAGTGGCTTGCCCGGCTCGGCTGTGATCAGCTGGTGAGCTCTGAGCTCGTCGAACAATACTCTGTAGCCTTTGCTCGATGGAAACAGTGCGAACAGGCGGTTACCCGCTACGGACTCGTAGGTCGTCATCCAACGGTCAGCAGCTCTACCATCCAGAGCCCCTTTGTGGCCATGAGCCACAGTTATCAAAAACAGACCAGCCAGCTCTGGTTTCAAATTTACAGCATCGTGAAGGAAAACTGCTCTGCGGATGTGTCGGGAGCATCGAACCCGGCTGATGACATGATGGAGCGTCTGCTCCGCTCAAGGAAGAATTAAGGAACGACATGAAAACAACTACAGAATTTCAGCTGGTCAGCACCGATAAGCTGATCCCCTACGTGAACAACGCACGCACACATTCACCGGAACAGATTACCAAGCTCCGCTCCTCTCTGCGTGAGTTCGGATTTGTGAATCCGGTGATTGTAGATAAAGACTTTAACGTTCTAGCTGGCCACGGACGACTGCTCGCCGCCAAGGCTGAGAACATTACCGAAGTACCATGTGTCTTTGCCGACCACCTTACCGAGGCTCAGAAGAAGGCATACATTCTGGCGGATAACCGCATGGCTCTTGATGCCGGATGGGATGAAGAACTCCTGGCCGTTGAGATGCAGGAATTACAGGACTTAGGTTTTGATCTCTCCATGACCGGATTTTCCGAGGATGAGCTGGCAGAGCTATTTGCCACCGATGCCGAAGGCGAAGAGGACGATTTCGATGTGGAGGCTGAGCTGCAGAAACCTTGCTTCTCCAAAACCGGAGACGTTTGGCACCTTGGCAGACACACCGTAATCTGCGGTGATTCTACTCTGCCCGAAACCTATCAGACTCTGCTCGGGGATGTGAAGGTAAACCTGGTTTGCACCGATGCCCCGTACTTCGTGGATCTGCAGAATGCCTCCGGCAAAATCAGAAACGACAATCTCGATGACAAGTCAGCCTATGAGTTTCTGATGAAGGTCTTCGCCAACTTCAAAAACAGCATGGCCAAGGATGCCTCCTTCTACGAGTTCTACGCCACCTCCAAGTCCCGCATTTTTTACGATGCCTTTGAGGATGCCGGCTTTAAGGTGGGAGCAGGTCTTATCTGGAAGAAGCCGCGGTTCCCGCTTTCAAGAACCGACTGGAAATACAACATGGAGCCAATCATCTACGGCTGGCGCAAGGACGGCACCCATAAGTGGTATGGAGATCAGAAACAGACCGTAGTGTTTGAGTTTGATGGGATCAGAAACTCGAAGGAGGACGGCTTCGGGCATCCGAGCAGCAAGCCGGTACCGCTCATTGCCTATCTCGTAAAACTTTCCACCCAAACCAACGGCATAGTCCTTGATGGCTTTCTGGGTTCAGCATCAACGCTCATTGCCTGCGAACAGACCGAACGTATCTGCTACGGCGTGGAGATTGAGCCTAAGTTCGTAGACGTAGCGGTAAAGAGATACATTCAGCAGAAGAACGGTAGCGCTGATGATGTATTCCTAATCCGCGACGGTGTGAAGCTGAACTATGCCGATGTGGAAATACCTGAGGAACAACCACAACACTAAATATAGTGAATTGTCTGCACAAATTGACTTGATATAGTGTTTTAACAGAGCAAATATGTCCCTAACAAAAACGAATACAACGATGGAGACATAACCATGGAAATCAAATTTAACCTCAAAGGCGCAGAGCGCAAGAACCTGGTGGCAGCCATTTCAAGGATTACCGGAATCAAGGCTGAATACCAGGGAACCCCAAGTATGAACTATCAGATTGGCGATTTCACAGTTACCAGGGAAGGCAATCTGGTTTACGACGATAAGGTTGATCCGGGTGAGCTTTTAAACGAGCTTGCCGAGGCTGGCTTTAAAGCTGCTAACTGGGCTGCTACAAAGGAAGCTAAAAACCAGGAAGCGAAAGAGATCAAAGCTGAGGAACGCACTGAGCCCACCACCCTCACCATTGAGATGCCAGCCGATAAGGTAAACACCGAGAACCTAAAGCGACTTCTTGATGCCAAAGGACCGCTCATCCGTAAGGCACTCGGAACCGACAACCTGGTTTTTGAAATCCATGCGGATAAGGTTTCCTTCCCTTGGTTTATTGATCCAACACCAG